GGCTTCTTCGCTGCCCACGCCATCCACAGTTACACCATGGTCATAATAATGTTTTCCAACTTTGTTCAAGTTTGATAACATCAGCCACCATGCTTGTGTATAAGAGTGTTCGATGTATTTCAACCCAGCGGACCCAGATGATGCGGGGGTGTCGGCCCACTTCGCACAAAATCGACGAACATACGGAGCCGCTATCGCATTTTTATACTGCGGCATCGCCGGAAAAAGGTGGTGCTCGATTTGAAAATTGAGATACCCCATCATCCATGAAACGAGCTGCGATTTCGTGGAAATATTCACAGTATGATGAAGCGCATATTCAAACCACAGCAGATGCTTGTCTTCGGGAATTACGCCGGTATAGGTATGTGACAGAGAGAAATGCCCGAATAAATAGATGAAATTCCAGAAATTCACCACCATCAATAGGAAGTAACACCACAATACACCGTATTCGCCGCCGCCACCAGAATAGAAAATGAGAGGCAACGAGAGATGAGAACCAGTCATACATACCGCTTCAAATGCGGTTTCAATATATACTTCTCTCGTTCGTGCTGAACACAAACGGTGAAAAACCTTCTTCGGATGAAGATAATATGTCCAAAATAAATGGACAAGAATACCATTGATGACAGGCAAGTATGTCCATGCTTGAAGCCGCATCCACCATCGATTCATAAATCGCGTAGCTGCTTTCCCGTTTGTGTTTTCTTCAAACGCACGGTCGAAAAAGGCGACAAACGGTGTTGTATCCAAATCGATATCATGCTTAATTTTCTGTGGTGTAGCGTGGTGTTTTTGATGCATCGTATTCCATACTGATGAACTGACCCCGCCACCAAACCCCATCGTGAATGTTTGGATGGCGCGGTCCAACGCACGGATTCCAGTAAAACTAAGATGTCCGCATTCATGTTGAACCCAGCCGCAACGCGTCTTAAATGCGATGAACGAGAGAATGGATGCGTAGATATTGTATGAAGCAAGCCATGTTCCTAGACCGAAGTAAAAGGCGATTTCAAGAAGGCGAAAATAGACGTGGATATAATCCGGTTCAAAGCATCCTTGTTCGACGAGGGTGGCGCGCATCTCTCGGAAGTCGGCCGTCATTTCTTGCTGGTGAGGCGTGAGTTCGAGAGATTCGTTATCATCCGTTAAAACTGGCAGCGAACCCAGCATCTTTTTCGCCTTACTCGACCGATGATGAAACTCGTTGAATATTTCTGTCGCGTCGGGCGAATTCTTCGCGTAGTTGATAATATTCCCGCCGGGGTGTTTGAAGTCGGTGATGTCGTAGGAGACACCGTTGATTTTGATTGTATCGCGTGGCATCAACTTATATAGCCTTAATATATTCAAATACTTATTTTAACCGCGAACCTACATATAAAGATAAAATTGATTCGTTATGTTTATATTGAATATCATGATATGAAATCATCGTTATCGTTGTTATGCCTATCGCTACCGCTACCGTCGTCGCCCCCGAATCTGTCGCTGTCGAATTGGAACGCTCTCCTTCCTCCGACGATACTGCCGAATACTGGCCTCTTACCATGGATGCGGTCGAATCATGCGACCTCTCGTATATAAACGACAGCTGGTCGGAAGACATGATTCGCGACGGAATGCGTGCGATTATTCGTGTGGGTCAATTACCAGAAATCAAGCAGAAAGAAATGAACGTTTGGAAATATCTATCACAATACAGCCCGCCAGCCGACCGCGGTTTCATGTTCAGTTATGGTGATGACAAGGTTGTTACACTTGTTGGTAATAATATGGAAGTGGGTCATTCTGGATGCAGTATGGGATGGACCATGCGTAACATCGAATTCATCGCGAAGAATGGAGTTCCTGCTCACCGAGAGATGATTATCGAAAATCGTAGGCGTCGCACAGGACAATAATGCGGAAGGGAAGGAACACTACGGCGGCGGCTAGTGATGTAATCTTACGCCTCACAATAACACGGCAATCCATTCACGTCAATAAATAGGTGCGTATTTTTACCGTCTTTCAGAAATTTCGCAGAAAGTGCGGCATGTTTCTTGTATTTTTTATGCGTGATTTTATATTCATCAAACAGCGGATTATGTATTTCGTTGGAGGGAATATGTCCATGAACCGACCGAGTGATCATTTTATACAATTTGAAATCCGGATATCTCTCCTCACCGCTCGATTTATAGAGGACGTTTCGACCTTTGTCATCCGTCGTCCATTTTACAACCAGCTTAATAATGGGGTCTGATTTACACAGTTTTTCCACCTTCCGTAGGTCATAAATGAAATAATCAAAGAGTGCGCATGCGAAACGGCATAAATCGAAACTATAATTCGGTTCAACCGTTGGTTTGTCGGGGTTGTAATATGGCGGGAAATTGTATTGGGTTGCTGCGTCGCCTTTAAAATGAAAACTGTCGCTACAAATCAGCTCTCCGCGGAATTTGTATATGGCGCGGCCGAAGTCGATGATTTTGAAAATACGGCCATATGTCGGGACCTTGTAATACTGACCTTTGTAGTGATAGTAAATAAACTCTTCGGTGGTTTCAATAAACATAATATTATTTGTATGAAGGTCGTTGTGTGTGAAATTGAACATTTTTTGATAAATGACAAGTGTCATAATGACCTGGAACAGAAGCGACGTCCATTCTTCTTTTGTGAGCTCATCTCGCATCATAATATGGTCGAGTGTATTCACGCATCTCTCGAGTAAAATTGCTTGAATTGGAAAATCGTTTATTTTTACGATGATTTGTTCATCGTCGCTGTAATTAGAATAGCTGCTGCCGTCGTCGCTATCACTCTCGCCGTTGCTCTTGCTGACGTCACTTTCTGCCGATTGTGTGTCGTTGTCGTCGTCGTTTGCCTTTGCTTCGTCGTCATCTCTTCCGTGATCGCTTCCGTCTTCGCCATCAATCGTAGTATAAGATGAATTCGATTCTGATGTATCGCTCTCGCTATCACTGTCGCTGTTGGCCGAATTACCACTACTCTTTTTTTTATTCGACTGTAATACTTGTTCCGATGGTTCCACGTCATCAAAGTTGATTTCAACCATGTGACTATCACCGTCGGTGTTGGCGGCAGCAGTCATTGTCTCGATTCCAACGGCGTCGGTATTCGTCAGCGTTGTTGGCTCAAACTCAATGACATCTTCAAGAATTGTAATAGGGGTTTGTAAAACAGGGTTCAGCTTATTTCGCAGCTTCAGCCACTTATTGTCGCGCATACTCGATTCATCGTCCCCAAACTGCGAATAATCAATCGTGAATCGCTGATTTTCGTATGTATTAAAAAAGGAACAATCCGCCAAATAATCAATATCATCAAATACGTTCGTTGAAAACTCGCGTTGCTTACAAAGATAACTTCCATAATAATCCAATCCATGAACAATACCATGGGTATGAAGAGCTCGGCTTGTCAAATACGAAAAGAACCCATCCACATAAGATGAATTATTGGTGTTCAGCATCTTTTCTTCACAGTTTTCTGGTGTTGAATTATATTTAGGAAGCGAGGTCTTAGGGGGGGATGTGGCGGGCGTCTCGTATTTCCCAGACAAATACCGTATGGGGTCTAATAGCGGCGAATATTTCACAAACATCGGGACATTCGTCGTGTTGCCTGCGTCATCCCCAATTACAGTTTCTAAATGATTTAGAGAATTAGCATGGGTTTCGTCTGTATCTCCGCCTCTCGGATGCTCAATAATATTTTGTAAATAATATGTCTGGTTCAGTTGGATGCTATTGAAATTTGTTTCGTTGATATCAAAAAAACGGCTATAAATCGGGATATAATTCTGAATATCGTAAAGCTTTGCGGAATCGATTTTCTCCGGAGTATATTTGTGTTTGCGATAGTGAAGTTGGAATGTCGGTGTCGGGGACGGTGTCGCCATTTTCCTAAATGAATAACGGATAACGAATAACGAATAATAATATGATTCTTCGATAGATGTTTTATATCGGTTTTAAACGGGAACAGACTTCGTATAATCCGTCGCAATAAAATATCCATCATTTGTATCATCAAGTTCGTCATGAATTTAGAGCTCGCAAAATTCGACATGAAGGCTATCAGCTTTCGTCCAGATGAAAATAAGGGACCCGTCATCGTTCTCATCGGGCGCCGTGATACCGGTAAAAGTTTTCTCGTTCAGGACTTGATGTTTCACCACCAAGATATTCCCATCGGAACCGTCATCTCAGGCACAGAGGCCGGCAACGGTTTTTTCGCCGCCCATGTACCCAAACTATTTATCCATGACGCGTATAATACCGCCATTATCGAGAACATTCTCAAGCGCCAAAAAGCAGTCCTAAAACAAGTGAAAAAGGAAATGGATACGTATAAGAAGTCATCCATTGACCCAAGGACGTTCGTTGTATTGGATGATTGTTTGTATGATAACAAATGGACGAAGGACGTGATGATGCGCCTCCTCTTTATGAACGGACGTCATTGGAAGATCATGTTAGTCATCACAATGCAATATCCATTGGGTATCCCTCCAAATCTCCGCACCAATATCGACTACGTTTTTATCCTCCGCGAGCCATATATTGCGAATCGTAAGCGAATCTACGACAATTATGCGGGCATGTTCCCCACTTTTGAGAGCTTTTGTCAGGTCATGGACCAGTGCACCGAGAATTATGAGTGTTTGGTCATCAATAATAACGCGAAATCGAACAAATTACAAGACCAAATCTTCTGGTATAAGGCACAACAGCACGGGCCATTCAAACTCGGCAGTAAGGAGTTCTGGGAAATATCGAAGAATCTCGGTTCTGATGATGAAGGCGAGCAGTCGTATGACCCTAATGCTGCGAAAAATAGCAAGGGTCCGAAGATAAATGTGAAGAAGAGTAAGTGGTGAGGGAAAGCGCTCACGAATTGGTGAGAGTGGTTCTCCAAAATGAGAAGCGGTTTGCCGAAATTAGCATTTAATAGAATCCGCTTTTGTCGCAACAAAAGCGGTTTTCCGAAATTAGTATTTTAACCTTATTTTTCGCTTTTTTATATGAAAGCAACATCGTTGAATCCACCGCTTTTATAAATCCGCTTTTCATTTATAAAAGCAACATCAATTTCCTTGTTCAATTTTATGAAAAAAAAAGCGTTTTCATAAAAACCACTTTACAACCATAAAGCGAAATCAACTTAAAGACATCCGTCTATACATAGTATAACATACGCTCATAACGATGTCCTCCGCTTCTTCTGCCTCCGCCGCCTCTTCGGCAACTCTCAATATTGTTGAACTCATCGAGAAAAACCCGATTACAAAGTTGTCTCAAAAATATAATAATTTTCTTCTAGAAAAACTCCAAAAAAACTTCAGCACATTCGAACAGCAATTGTTTGTCAGTAGTTTTTATTGTTATCTGAATTTCGATAAGAATACTGACTTTGTTATTGATTTGGACGATGTATGGAAATGGTTGGGTTTCGCACAGAAAATAAACGTTAGAACATTGCTTGAAAAAAACTTCAAACTCAACGTAGATTATACTGTCTCCATTCCTGAATATAAAAAATCAGAACAACCAGAAAACGTGTCAGGTGGTAGTGATGAAGAACAACCAACTGAACCAATCATTCCATCTAAACCCAAAAACGGCGGTCAAAACAAACAAACTATCAAACTGACCATCCGATGCTTCAAATCACTATGTTTGAAGGCACAGACAAAGAAAGCAAGTGAAATACATGACTATTATTTATCATTAGAAGACCTAGTTCTTCATAGTATTGATGAACAGACCAGCGAACTCCGCGCCCAACTCGAACAAAAGAACGAAGTCATCAGCACCCTCAACCAAGCCACCATCACCCTGACCCAAGAAAAGAAACGCGCGGTCGAGAAGACGCTTATCACTCAGTTTCCTTTGAATACTCAAACCATTTATTTCGGCACCATCGACAACACCAACGCCGACAACGAGAAACTCATCAAATTCGGACAGACCAACGACCTCGCCACCCGCGTCGCACACCATCACAAGAAATACGATAACTTCATCCTCGCCGCAGCATTCAGAGTGTCAAATAGAACCGAAATCGAGAACCACATTAAAGCACACCCGAAAATCAAGCGCCAACTTCGCACGATTGAAGTGAGCGGTAAAAACAAGACCGAAATCATCGCATATGACAACACAAATTTTACAATCGCCCGCTTGACAAAACATATCGAGGATATTATTCACTCGAGAATGTATAATGTGGAAAATTTCAACAAACTGCTTCAACGCAATGAAGAATTGGAAGCCGAAAATGCGAAGCTTGCCAACGACCTCGAATCGAAAAAAAAGACCATCCACGACCTCACACTCGCCAATAATGAACTCAAAGAGAAGACCGCGCAACAATCCCAAGCACTTCAAGTCGTCGCGACCGAAAATGAATCTCCCTTCACCCAGCACATTCTTCTTCCTGAGAATGAAATGACGAAAAAGTTCGACGAGTTCGTCGCGACATGCTGTATCGTGCGTCCCGATGTGGAAGAAGAATCCGTAAATCTTGAAGGACGATTCCGTCTTTGGTCGCATACGAAACCAGCGAAAGAAACCTTCCACGCATTGAAACATTATATGGACGTAAAATTCAAACCCAAGCGTATCGAACGTATTCACGGCTATCAGGGTATCAAGTTGAAGACGGTGGAATACAAGAAGGTTATCGCAACTGAAGCCGAAAATCCAGCACAGTTTAGTGTTGAAACTTTTATTTTCGAGTGCTGTAAGTTCTCCGACCGTGGCAAAATCCTGAATTCTACACTTCTGAAAGAGTATCAGAAATGGAAAATCTCCGTGGGACAGACACCAAGCGAGACTGACATGAAGAACCTTAAGACCTATCTGAATGCGTGCCCGAACGCACTGAAGGCGACGATTTGGGCTGAAAATAATTCCAATGAAGGGTTTTACGGTCTCGCTCTAAAAGAGAGTTATTACACGATGACACAGGCAGTTATTCAAGGACAGGCCAACCCAGTGATTAGTGTCCAAATTTCAACCACCGGTAAGAAAGTCGAGAAACGCCTTGTCAATTCAAACCAAGTCTTGAAGACATGGGATACGATTGCGAAAGCCGCTGCCACCGAAGGCTTCTCCACCGCCAAAATGAGCCGCAGTGTCAAAGACAAAACAGTCTTCAAAGATTATTATTACTGTGTCGCGCAGTCCGTCTAAGCAACGAATTCACACGACTAGTAATAATAAACAATCGCTTTATCTTCGGAATTATAATAAATAATATTATCCTATAATATAATTCACTCACTCATTCTTCCATGAAAACTCTCCAATTTACACATCCGAAGACCGCATCTTCCACCGATTTTTCAGCCTCATCTGCTGAAGCAAAGAATTCATCTCTTAGTTTTGGTGGTGGCTACAGCCAGTCTAGTGGTTGGAATGCCAACGTTACATTCACCAAGAAATGGTAGATAGCATCATTTAGCACATTATTATTACTGTAAGTCACAGTAGTAATAATGACCATTATTTCGTTTTCATATCGAAATAATTCAAATACTAATTCTCCGCATCCGCCTCCTTCACCGATGACAAGCGCGACAATCCATGGTCATTTTTCTTATCCATGACAACATCATCACTCTCGAAAAGCTCTTTACGCATCTCCTCGACAGTCATCGAAAGAGATGACGTTTCATCGTTGTCATTCCAGATACCGCCACCGACACTCGCAGTCGCCCCGCTCGCTCCGCTGCTCGCACTGCTACCCTCCAAGTCCTTCGGCTTCGCATCCACCAACGTCTCGCCATCCTTCGCCAACATCTGCGTAAGTTTGTTGCCACTCTCCTTCGCCAGCTTGATATTCTCCTGAATCGCCTTCGCCTTCGTCTCCTTTACACGCTTATCAAACTCGGTCTTCGCCTGCTCCTCATTCTTCTTCTTCTCCGCCATCAACTGGTTCAAGGTCTCCTCCATGTATTCGACGCGACCGGTCTTGTATGCATCCGGATGAAACGGCACCCACATTCCAACTGGTCCAACGAAGACGTCATGGTTCGGATCCACCTCGCGCAACATCTGACAACGCAACTCGGCCTCCTTCTGAGAACCAAAAACGCCGCGCACCTTCAACCCGCGCACCGATGTCTGAAAGTTATGCTTTTCGTTGAACTCGGCTTCAAGGTCATCCTCATGCTTGTCCAGAAAAGTCTTGTATTCATCGTAGATATTCGTTTTCTGAAGGATGTCCTTCTCTTCTTTAGCAAATTCCTGAAAATCAGCCGACATCTTGTCAAAACTGACATGGTATTTGAATGAAACGAAATTAAGGAATTGGATGAACTTCTCCATCGACTTCTGGTAGTCCCAATAATGAAGAAATTTTTGGAAAAAGAAATGGTCTTTCTGCTTCAAAATGTGTTCTGGTGAGACGAAAGAAAGGCACGCGAATTTCTGTCCAGCGATAGGTTTATCTTCCTCTAAAAGGTCGATGTATTTCGGATTTACGTCACCAGTTTTAGTGTGTTTCAATTCAACACCGGATGGGGGATGCGATGACATGTTTCAACGAGTTCTGGAATTATAATATAGTATAACATAGTTGTTTAAGTGTTTTAACGCATTTATTTCGTTTATTCATTCATTCATTCATTCATTCATTTCATTTCATTCATCGCCAACGCCAATTTTAATTTCTTATCAGTATTTATAATAAATCATCCAAATGTCCGGTGTTTTTGATTTAGGCGAACTCGTCAAGAGAACCATTAAGTATTTGGTGGAAGGTGTTATGGTCGCCATCGCCGCCTACGCCATCCCTAAACGCAGCCTCTCCTTCGATGAGGTCGCGTTGATTGCTCTTACTGCTGCTGCCACCTTCAGCATCTTGGATACCTATGTCCCCAGCCTTGCTGTTTCTGCGAGAACCGGTGCTGGCTTCGGTATCGGTGCCAACCTCGTCGGCTTCCCCACTCCTCTCCGCGTATAGATAACCACGTCGCACGCCGCGGATGTGCCAGTTCGCACGACTATAATATATGCTTCAAGTAGTATATATTATAATGATTGTTATACCCGAATGGAATGATTTCCGAAAATGGATAGGGGCTCCTCCACCTAAAAAAGAAAGCGGCGCAGTCATGGAGCTGAGAGAACGATTTAGCAATTATCATTACAAGATTGTTGAACGCGACCCCGACCATTTTCGCATCTTTGTCGCATTATTGATTACGTATATTCTTGTTCTTCTTGTTCAACCTACACGATATTACTGGTGGTATCCGTCGTTCAATCTCTCGATACCTGGACTCGGAAAAGCGTTTCCAGACAGTCGAAGCGAGGTGAATGTCGTCGTCACCGAATACATCATGAAGCGAATGCCGAGTGACGTCGCATTCTTTCGCATGACTGATATGAATCCCGCCGCCGCATTTACGAATGTAATCAAACCCGATGAAATGACGTTGGAAGAGATGGACAAAATCATGACGAGCAGCCGTGTAATCTTTATTACTAAAATGTTAAAATGGAAATACAATCGTGCTCGCCCCGCACAAATCGCGCCTGAGGTCATCAACGAAAAAAACGGGACGCTGCTTCATTCCGATTCAGCAGCAACACCCGCCTACCCATCCGGCCACGCAGTTCAGACCTATTATTTAGCGAAGATACTCTCTCGACAATTTCCGGCAAAGACCCAGGCAGTCATGGAAATCGCGACGAAATGTGCGAATATTCGTATTATGGCGGGGCTTCATTATCCGAGTGACCGCGATTTCGGGTGGTGGGTAGTTGATAGATATTTGACGGATAACTAATTACACCTACCTACCGCTACGGACGAAACGCATGTAGTGGTGGTCTCTTTTTCACTAAATCGGTCATCACTTTCTCGTAATTTACATCTTGTTTCTCGATGTCGCTATACCCCGGACGTTGAATGACGCAAATCGGCGTAATCAAGAACCATCGATGCTCGCGTTGAAGACGCTTCCAATACATATCACATGCGAACTCCGGTTTATTTTTAGGATTCGCAGTAAGACCAACAAGTCCTTCCTCGAAATTCCGAATCAACGTATCATAATATCGGCTACATACAAGGTAACACGTGGCGACCTGACAATTCGCAACACGAAAACAGTAAGGGCTTTCTATTTTGAATGGTGGGAAATTATTTCCTGAGAGTAATAGGACATCCCAACGGTCCTGAACCTGCGAAAGAAACGAATTGACTTGATGAACCAGCACCTCGGGATGGACGAAATGCGCGTCGTCTTCGAAAATGAGAACATGATCCCAGCTATTATTTTTCGCGATACGCAAACATTCGAGATGACTCATCGAACAACCGATTGCGCCTTCTTCGTGATAAAATGCTGAAAATCTTGACGCGGGATAAAATGAAAAATCGGCGGGGTATAAAGAATGAAGGTCTTCAAGCTGCTTTTCAAATAACAACCGCCGGTCGGTGCGAATATCGAGATTAATGTAAATCGCATTTTTAATATCGGAAAAACGACGCAACATAATGGAATGGAATGGAATAATATACATAAATACGATACGATTTATTTATTTCACTTTACATTTCCTATTTTATGACTTAAAAATAGCATCATAATATTCATAATATAGTGTACATTATCATGATTACAGTCAATATTATGGGCGGGTTAGGCAACCAACTGTTTGAAATTTTTACCGCAATCGCCACCGCACTTCGAAACAACGACACCTTCTTTTTTTTGAAATATGAGGAGTTATGGGCCAATAAGGGTTACCAGCGACACACCTACTGGGACACATTATTCAAAGGTTTGTGCTCTTATGTAAACCCGTTGAATGAAGCGTCACAGAAAGAAACAGAATCTTTACCTTCATGGAATGAACCCAGTTTCAGATTCACTCCTGTTCCAACAGATACAAAAAATAGAACACTTCGACTGACTGGCCATTTTCAAAATGAGAAATATTTCAAAGATAAATACACTGAAATTTGTAAAATGATACAGCTTTCACAACTAAAAAATAACATAAAAGAACAATACAAAAATGAAAAGTGGTTAACTGATTCATCAAATGAACGCGTTGTTGTCTCAACCCATTTTCGAAACGGCGACTACACCGCATCCGTGAATGTTCATCCGATTATGACGATTGAATATTATTATAGAGCGATTTCGCATGTGATTCAAAATGCCAACAACAAGCATGAACAAAAATCATTTTCGTTTGTTTTATTTTATGACCCCTGTGATAAATCGATTGTCGAGCAACACATTAAGAAACTGAAAACATTTTGTCAAACAGATAGCACGATTGCGAACTATGCAAATGACATCGAATTTCATCTTGTAAAAGATACAATTCCGGACTGGGAGCAATTATTACTTATGAGTATGTGTGAGCACAATATCATGGCGAATAGCACATTTAGTTGGTGGGGTGCGTATTTCAACGACAATCCTGATAAAATCGTATGTTATCCGAGTGTATGGTTTGGACTGGCTTTACATGATCATGATACAAGTGATTTATGTTTGAAAACATGGCACAAAATTATGGCATAAGACGCGCATACACACACACACGCATCAAACGAACAAATGGAATATAAAATAAACACCATTATTTGTATTATAATAACATGCTAACCATCACCATCATGGGCGGGTTGGGAAACCAGCTGTTTCAGGTATTCGCGACGATTGCCGCAGCAATTCGAAACCGCGACACATTTTTTTTTATGAAATATGATGTATTGCCAGGCAACCCGGGTCATCCGCGATACACCCACTGGAGCACCTTATTACGAGGCCTACTGCGTCATCTTACACCGAGCAACACAGTTACGGATAAAATGTTTCAGACTTTACCGCGATGGGATGAAATCGAGTTTGCCTATCACCCAGTTCCGACCGAAACGGTGAAATATACCAAACCGCTTCGTCTTCACGGATATTTTCAAAGCGAGAAATATTTCAAAGAAGAATATGCCGAAGTCTGTGAGATGATACAACTCGCGAAGCAGCAATCATGGATTAAAAATATATATGGTAGTGAAGTGTGGAGCGGTGATTATCCAGGAAGTCCAGCGAAAAAACGTATTCTTGTAAGCACACATTTTAGAATTGGCGATTGTGTGCAGAATCTACATATTCATCCGGTGATGTCTCTCGACTATTATTATCGTGCAATATCTCATGTTATTTCTTCGACCACGACCACGACCACGACCACGACCACGACCGCACCTTCGGAGAGATATTCATTCCTCGTATTTTATGAGCCATGTGATAAATCAATCGTGGAAAAACAGGTCGAGGAGTTGAAACATCGATGTGTGACGAATCCCGACGGCTCTTCTTACGGTCGCGACCTTGAATTTCATCTAGTGAGAGATACAATCGCAGATTGGCAGCAAATGCTTCTGATGAGTGTATGCGATCATAATATTATCCCCAATAGCACATTCAGTTGGTGGGGTGCGTATTTCAACGCAAATCCTGCGAAAATCATATGCTATCCGAGTATATGGTTCGGTCCGGGCGTTTCACATGACACGCGGGATTTATGTCCGGAGTCATGGGTGAAGGTCGAAGCATCCGTAATTACACGTTTTTGATAAATATAAATCACGATGAACGCTAGGACTGGTGACATCACGACGAGTCGAGAGACGGCGACGGGGACATATACGATAACACTACGCAATAACGGGAGTTATCAAATTACAGTATATGAATTGACTGTGTCAGAGGCTGAGGAACGACCGTATAATCCGTGCCGTTTTTTTCGGACTATTCACCAATAACGCACAAGTGTTTTATAAATCGCATAGTCTCGCGAGTGGCGGTGTGGGAACGGTGCGAAATCATAGACTCAAGGCGAGGCGGACGTAAGGTCGGCGCGCGGAACCAGATCATGAACACGCACTCATGGTGTCGGTATAAACTCCCAGTCAAATTCCAGACATATCTGTTTCCAAATCTGGTCTTGTTCTATCCGTTTCTCTCGATCTTTCAACATCGGAAAGAATGGCAAGAACTCGGTTCGTCCAAGCAACTCGCATAATTTATATACCGTATAATAATAATTCAGGAAATTCACGCGGTCGTCGGGGCAGAATTTCGCATACGGTCCTTGGATATCCATGAAAAGATTACACAACCGTTCTTCCAAATCCGGCGTCATCACCGGCGGTTTAATCCCCAACTTATCTTTAATAAATGGTATGTGCTCGTAGTATTTATTAAACCCGAGTTTCTTCATGATTTCTTTCGCTTTCTTATCGGTGAATTGAGAGATTTCGATACGCTCCTTCTTGATTTGTCGTTTGATGGTTTCGAGCACGGGGTCGGGTATCGACGTCGTTTCCTTCGCCTGAAATTGGGCGAGGATTTCGCGGAAGTGGTTGATGCGTTTATACGCGTAAAAACACGCCTCCTTAGGCGGCTCTTTATAGGACGGTTTCTCATTATCGATTAAGAAGACAACTTGTTTCGAGCATTTATTACACACCATAATACCTTCACTTTCAATCGGAATCATCTCGCCTTGCCGGCAAAACTGACATATGTCGGTGGAATAGACATATTTAGAAACATCCATATAATTTTGGTCGATACTCGACATGTATTTTTCCACATTATTATGCTGATTTTTATAGAGTTCTTCTGTTTTCTTGGCTTCGGGAAGGTTGAAAAACGCATTTAGGGATTTTGTTTTCATCGAACCGCCGCTCGTAATCGTTTTCTTGGTTTCGAAATATTCGAAGATATACTCGCTATTATTTAGGTAATAGTTCTTATAATCTTGTTGATGCTTTTTAATCGTGGCGTTGATTTCTTTGATTCGATCTCGGATTTCAAGACACTCTTCTAATGCCGATTTAGGTTTAGCGGGGGGCGGTGGCTCTTCCGATTCTTTCGATTCTTCGGGCGGATCATCACTATCTTTGGAACCGCCGCCGCCTCCGCCGCCACCGCCATTTTTTAGAACCCGCAGACGTTCTTTTAGGGAGTTTTTTTCACTCTCAAGCTCTGGAATAATTGTATCTTGTATATATTGAAACTCACCCTGTAATTCTTTATGTTTGCTGTCAAGCGTGGTTATACTCCGCTCGTCGAGAATAATCTTTTTAGGCGGCTTATACTTAAATAATGACATAATGAACCGTCGTCGTCGTCGCTGTCGTCGCCGTAGGCTTTGTATAAGAAGTTTAGCAATTTTTATTTAATTCGTATTTATTCTATTTTTTTGCGTATTTGTGTCAATTTCCGCGATTTTTTTTCTTTTTCAATAGTATAACAAGCATTTTATAATGGGTGGAGGACTTATGCAACTGGTCGCCTATGGCGCCCAAGACGTTTATCTTACTGGCAACCCCCAGATCACTTTCTGGAAGGTTAGCTACAAGCGTCACACCAACTTCGCCATGGAGTCTATCGAGCAGACTTTTAATGGCCAGGCCGACTTCGGTCGCCGTGTGACTTGCACCATCTCCCGCAACGGTGATTTGGCTTACCGCACTTACCTTCAGGTTACTCTCCCCGAGATTAGCCAGGCCCTTAAGAACACCTCCGGTGCCAATGGCGTCTATGCCCGTTGGCTTGACTTCCCCGGTGAGCAGCTCATCTCTCAGGTTGAGGTTGAGATCGGTGGCCAGCGCATCGACCGCCAATACGGTGACTGGATGCACATCTGGAACCAGCTTACCATGTCCACCGAGCAGCAGCGCGGCTACTTCAAGATGATCGGCAACACCACCCAGCTGACCTTCATCACCGACCCCTCCTTCAACGACATCGATGGCCCTTGCGACGCCAACGCCCCTCGCCAGGTTTGCGCTCCCCGTAACGCTCTCCCTGAGACCACCCTCTATGTCCCCCTTCAGTTCTGGTTCTGCCGCAACCCCGGTCTAGCCCTTCCCCTCATCGCCCTTCAGTACCACGAGGTCAAGATCAACCTTGATATCCGCCCCATCGAGGAGTGCTTGTGGGCTATGTCCAGCTTGTACGCCCCCACTACTGGTTCGGCTGTCGCTGCGAAGGTCACTTCCGCTTACAACCAGTCCCTCGTCGCTGCTTCCCTCTACGTCGACTACGTGTTCCTCGACACCGATGAGCGCAGGCGTATGGCCCAGAACCCCCACGAGTACCTCATCGAGCAGCTTCAGTTCACCGGTGATGAGTCCGTCGGTTCCTCCTCCAACAAGATCAAGCTCAACTTTAACCACCCCGTTAAGGAGCTTATCTGGGTTGTCCAGCCCGACAAGAACGTTGACTACTGCTCTTCCCTCGAGTCCAACACCGTTCTTAACCGCCTCCTCGGTGCTCAGCCCTTCAACTACACCGACGCCGTCGATGCCCTCCCCAACGCCATCATGGCTTTCGGCTCCCACGACGGTGTTGCTGCCACCACCGGCTCTTACATCAGCGCCTCCGGCCTCTTCAACGATGCTGGTGCCGCCGATGTGTCTGTTAGTGGAACTCACGCTTGGTGGCACGCAGGCGATGTTAATCTTACGTCTCAGTACAACATTCCCAACTTCGGCTCTGGCGGTCTTTCCGGTGTCTCTGATGCCGGCACTTTCGTCCTCACCGAGACTTCTCTCGACATGCACTGCTGGGGTGAGAACCCCGTCGTGACTGCTAAGCTTCAGCTTAACGGCCAGGACCGCTTCTCTGAGCGCGAGGGTACCTACTTCGACCTCGTTCAGCCTTACCAGCACCACACTCGCGCCCCTGATACCGGTATCAACCTGTATTCTTTCGCGCTGAGACCCGAGGAGCACCAGCCTTCCGGCTCGTGCAACTTCTCTCGTATTGACAACGCTACCCTTCAGCTTGTTCTTTCCAACGCCACCGTTGAGGGAACTAACACTGCCAAGGTTCGCGTGTATGCCGTGAATTACAACGTTCTTCGTGTGATGTCCGGTATGGGAGGCCTTAACGCAACAGTTATAGTAATGATGATGATCTTACTATCAGCTGTGAACCAGGGCCTAAAAGCAGCATGCCGTAGTAATGTGAGTTCTTACTACGGAAAACCATTTATGTCCTCACCATCAACAATATTGATGATATGACTAGCTGCTAGTGTTTCCGACTTGTTGTCGTCGGAAATGCGACATTTCTTGTTGTTCGGGAAACCCCTTAGAGCCTTTTCTACCAAGCTTATCTCCGAAAGGAATAAGTGGCCAAGAGTAATGAACTTGGGTATGGTAATAATGAAAAGGATTGGGCAATCCGCATGCTCACTACCTAAAGGCGATATGCTAGTCTATGGTAGGGCGTCAGAGACTGAACGGAAATGGGTCGTTGATGATGGTTTAAGCAACCAGAGCCGGCTTAAGATACAGTCCTCCCCCTAGGGAAACTTAGGGGAATAAGAGTGCTTACAGCAATTAAATTTTCTGTATGCGTTACAAAATATTATAATGTTTAATTTTATGTTTATTGAAATAATAAATATAAAAAGCACTATTTAACTTTACACTCTAAAAATTGAAGTTAAATTACACCTCCCGAAAATTTGACAATCACCATCACCCAACAACAACTATTTTTTACTCATATATACTAATAAATAATAATGCGAACCATCTTCATTGTCATCACCCTCGTGACATTCATTATCTTTTTCATGGAAGCGTTTATCCATTTCAATATTGGAAAGAATGGCGAACACAAAGAACACAAATATATACACGTTGGCGACCAAGTAAAAATTTACATCCCTGATAAAAATGAATTTTTTGATATCGTAAAAACCGTTCTGTTTTTTTCGTGTGTCAGCGGGTTATTAAGCGCGTATGTTATTAAGCATCATTTGTGATTCCGAGTCACGCCCGCTCACGCCCCCTTCACCAATCCAAATCCATAGACCTTCCAAAGAATCACCGACGCGGCACTTCCGACGATGAAACCGTTGCCCGCCGCCTCCAAGGTCTTTCCAAAGAAGAAATACGCAATCGCGGGGAAGAGGAGATATGTCAAGACGGCGTAAAATGCCATAACACCGGTGTATTTGGTGATGTTGAAAGAGATATTCATGATTGATGGATTGATGGATTGTGTTATGTAGTATCGAGAGAATATTCTTTTTGTGGCGAATCTCTCGACAATGACTCGTTTGTATATGCCCCCCACAGTAACACCCCGCCCGCCACTACGAATACAACCGAAAACTCCCGGTCGCTTGGATATTCCCGTATAAATAAAAACAACGCCGCGAGGAAAAGCACAATAAATGCGACCACTGATACGATGCGTTTCACCTCCATTCTGTAATACAACGATGTATATTTTTATTGGATCCACTACGCTGATTCCATTCCATTCCATTCCATTCCATTACATGACATACGGCACCAGATACGATTCTTCCTCTGAAATAACAACGAGTGCCTTCGTCCGTGTCTTCGTCTGCGACTCTTCTAAATGCGCCGAATTCGCCATCACCACTGTCTCCTCCTTCGTTGGAACCACGCAGCACCCGCAATGGTCTTCATTTGCCTGAAACACCTTACAATCAATAACCCGTGGGTCGTATTGAATCCCCCATCGCCCCAATACGACCGCTGTATTTCCGCCGGCACCGACGCCACCAAGACGTTCAACGAGACCACGAAACAACGACTTCAACATTTCTATTATAATAATACACAACACTACATTTATACCTATTTTCCACAAAAGCGCTTCAATTTAATCTCTCGCGGATTGTCGTCGCGTCGTTGTGTGCTTCCACCCCCGTCGGCCATACTTACAATGCTGGCGTTGAGAGAATCCGCGCGGGCGGCGGCAGTTGATACTGCGTTTGTATTTCATCGACCAGCGATGAGGGTGACGTTTCGTAAGAAGCATGATGATACTCGTGCGTATATAATAGTGAGAATAATACTTAAAGCCCCATTAACAACCCCTCAATACTATCCAAATCCGTCAAAAAGCGCGGGTATTTCGCGTGAAATTCGCGCATCCTCGCGAAACATTCCGGATAACACCTGTCCAAGAGTTCCTCGGTTACATCCGTCCATCTCTCGACAACCAAGCATGGAAATCCTGTGACGGGATGATACAACCGGTCAAACGCTGTATGTGTCCGAACCACAATCGGCACGCATCCGAGATAAATACATTCATAGAACCGGTGTGTATCCACACCACACCCCCGTGGGCAAAGCGCGTATTTGCTTTCAAGAGTTTTATCATACATCACCACCGGAGGTATCTTTTCGTAAGCAAATATAGGATTGTTTCGTTTCTCTCGTTCTAATCGTCGTTCAGGTGCGGGGTCATCGTTGAGATTATAGACGAAGGAAGACGATGCTGTACCCGCACCCGCGAACAGGTCATAGCACTCTTGACGCGACGGATGTGTCCATACACTGAAACACAGTAAGCATTTTATGGGTCGTCGCGTGACCGAATCCGCCGCCTCCGCCTCCCACACAGTGTCGCGCAACATCGAGATCCCCTTCTCATACAACCAAGAATGATGAAACCGTCGATGCGCCAAAACCACCGACCCGCAATCACGTATTCCAATCGGCATGATGCCAACTTTCGGATGGTCGTAAGCATTATTCTGAATAAACACCCGAATACTTACTGGGAGCAATATCTCGACAAACTTCCACGCAACCAGCGGTTCTTCCATAATATAAAACACGACGCGGACATTACGTGCTCGTAAAATCGCGACAACAGTATGAATTGGCACGCGGGTTTCCGTCGTGGATATAAAAACTGAATCTCCCTCACGCAACTGTGCAGCATATTCCGCGTAATCATGAATCCCTACATTCACGCGGTTGGTATAACACAATGTGCTCCGAAGTGCGAACCCAATTTGTGAGCATTTGAAGATGAGTCTGTTGTTTAGGGCCCGTTTCGCTTCCTGAATTGCGTTCATCGTGCGTGTCTTTGATATTTAAGAGCGTTTTATTTTTATATGTTTTATGCGGTGGATATACAAAATGGAACCTGCTGCTGCTTCCGCCACCACCGCCGCCGCCCTTCCGTCGAAAACCGAAAAACGTGAGAGAAAACATACGGCACAATCGCTGCCGCAGGGCATTACGCAACAAATGATGAAGAAGTATGTGGTGTATTATCGTGAGTTTGTAAATCTAGCAAACGGAAAACGTGTTCCGAGAGAATATTTCAAGGTCGAGTCGCATCCCAAGCTCTCGCGTTCGTGGGTCGGGACGAAATCAATGAAAATCTCATTACATGAAAAATTGGAAGCGGCGAATCAGGTTGTCGCGGGTTTAGAACAAAATAGTGCGTCCGATGCCACCGCCGACCCCACAGCCGACCCCGCGGCGATACCCCTAACTGATACGATAAATAAAACATTACCGAAATATACGAAATTACGCGTCATACAAGACAACCTCGTGTATGCTTTCGTATATGATCAAAAGGATAACCGTAATGGGTTTCGATGGACGTGTAGCCATACTTTTCAGGTTCCGTCGGTGTCGGCGTCGGCGTCGTCAAGCCCAGGCATCACCGACGCTATCATTTCTCTCGAACTACAACATTTAAAAGAGAAATTACAGAACAAATACGGCACGCATGATTTCGGCTATCACACGATTATGGCGCCGCCCGCGGAATGAATGAACATAGAAACAAAAAAATAACAGTATAGTATATAATGCCCCCCTCAAAACAACTACATTCGTCTTCTAACTCCGCGATGATAGAAGACGATGAATCTGAAATCGACCTTATAACCCCTAAGGTGCCTCGCGGAAGACGAAGCGACCTAACCGAAAAAGACTTAGAATTATTTGAACATTCATTTTCGACGATGATGGCGGCGGCGGCTGCCGACTTGGAATAAAGAAATAACATGATGTCGGTCGATTTAAAGTATTTGAAAAAAAATTGAAATGTTTTTCTTCAAATCAGTCATCAACAGCGCTTCTATCAGAAACACCGTCGAATCGAAACAATGTCGTCCAGAACTACTACCCGCAATACCACCGCCGTTGCTGTTGTTCCCACTCCTTACTGTAAGGTGTGCCGTGACGCCGGAAAACCCGAATCGGAATATACCAGCCACTTCGTCAAGAACCAGCCAGGACCCGATGGAAAGGTCGTGTGTCCAACACTCCTGAATCAAGCCTGTCGAATCTGCCACAAGACCGGACATACGTCGTCCTACTGCTCTCAATACAAGTCACGCCGCGACTACCGTGAAGAGCCAAGACGCGATGACTACCGCCGCGAAGAACGCTACATCCCCCGTGAAGATCCAAGACGCTATTCCTACGACCGTCTTTGTGAAGACACCGAACGTCGTGAGCGAGACATTCGTGAGCGTGACGACGCCTACTACCGTGAGCAAGACCGTCAGTCCAAACCATGGCTTCAAGCTGCGTTGAAAACGCAAGAACAAGAAAAACCTCGTCGTCGTGAGCCATACGCTCATCCTCACGGACCTCGCATTCGTCTGAATCTTGAAGTACACGCGCTTTGTGCGTCAAAACACGCTGTTGGCGGCGAGACGGCAGCAGTCGAAGAACAACAACAAGCCGACCTACTTCCATCGTTCGATGTGCGCAAGGTTCAGCTCAACCACGCGTCAAACTGGGGCGATGAAGACATCGAAGAGCCATTTGTCTGCGACCCAGAGCAGATGTTCAACGAATTCGCACAATCGTTCTCAAAAAAAGAAACCATCACTTTGCGACCCGAATCAGATCTTCGACGAATTCGCGAAAAGACACTTCTCTATCAGCAGTTGTTGCTCGCACAAAGGGTGTCAGAAGAAGAATTCAAGTTCATCGAAATGTGCGACAACCAGAGTGAGATGCCGTTCGAATGCGGACAGTAAATGCTTCAAGGCTCACATGCCGCGCTCTATTATACATGAGGTAAGATAAGATAAGATAATTTGTGTGTATGAACTAACACTTTTTTATTCCGCTACGCGCTACGCTGCCACTCGCGATGTCATTTCATTCCATTCCGCTACGCGCTGCCACTCGCGATGTCATTCCATTTCATTTAAAATTGAAATGTTTTTATCCGAATATCGCATATCTCAGCGTGAATGGAACATCCGGCGTGTCAAACACAGTATCTTAACCAGTCTATCATCGAATTTCTAGAAAGAGAAAAAATGGCAAGAGAACAAGAACGAATCGATGCCGCTGCCCGTCTTGACCTCCAAGAACACGTATATAGTTATCCCGATGGAACCGTCTATATGGGACATATGCGCGTGAATGACCCAGAGAATGTGAAGGACGGTGGACTCAGTCATCTGCGTCATGGTCGCGGGACTCTTCGCACGTCCGCATTTGTCTATGGTTCTATGTATATGAAGAACTACACGAGCGAAGAAGCCGTAGAAAACGCACATCTTGCCAAGTGGCATGAATACGCTGGAACATGGGAAAACGATAAACTTCACGGCTACGGAGTTCATGTTCAAAAATCAGGGAGTGGCAGCGAGATTGTGATCTTTGAAGGAATATGGGAGCATGGAAAACCAAAGAAATGTGCCGCCAGTAGCGATGAGGAATAATCACCGGGAGGACAAAATTTAAATGTTTTTTTTTTGAATTGTCTAGATTCACAGCCTTAGATACAGAAACAACCATCGCAAGAATGACGACCACGATGACGATTCCTCCTCCCAAATACCGCCGATTGGATTTTGCTCAACTCCCGCCGTATCGTTTGGAAAAAATGACCGAAAGCGAATTGAAAACGGCAATCCCGTGTTGGAATAGCGCAATACGGTTCAAGAATGTCTGGGACCACGAAAAAGAAGCAAAACGTGCCGAAGACGAACACCAAGCCGACCTTGCGCGAACAGTCACGCGCAGAACCCAGACCAAAACAACGAAAATGCGACGCCCTTTTTGTTAGTTCTGTCAACATCGCGGCCTCCCTCTCAAAGACTGTAAGACGCACTACACAAAAAGCGGTCCAGAGTTTGGCGCGACCATCACTTGCCCCGTCCTGCACCAGCAACAATGCGCCCGATGTGGTGAAATTGGACACACACCGAAGTACTGCCAAAGCGAGCACTGGTTGAAGACCGACCCGCGTGAAATTTCATCTTACAGAAGCCCCCTCAGTATCAACTGGTTTTCTCCTTCGTTCATCACCGATTACTATATACCACGATGGCAGAAACCGATTCCACCCGCTTTTCAGAAAATGCACAAAGAATACGAAGAACGATACGTGAAGACATCGCGCATCTGGATTGAAATGGCAGGTGACCACAAGCATTACACCAACGATTTCAGACTCGTGATGCTTATCGAGAATGAAGACGACTGGTTTGAGAAAAAACCAAGAACCGAATACGAACAGATGGTTCAGGAACATTGGGAGATGATGCGAAAGGTCATATGGGACGATACACCAATCCGTGACGCATCATTCTACATCATTCGTTCAAGGCCGCCAACTTACGAAGAGGCATTTGGAGCGGTGAAATTCTTAGAGTCGGTGGAAGCGATGATGAACAAGGAAAAATGGGCGGAGGAAGAGACCGAGTTTGACAACGCCGCGTTCGAATGTGAAACGGCGATGCGGAAAATCATAAGCAAATATATAGAGCATCAATCCTTGTAAATGTAAATGTAAGTAGTAAAATTAAGGTAGGTAATGCGTATATATTTTTTTATATGATGTCATACTTTGTCTCTTTCAACAAAAAATTGAAATGCTTTTTCACGACATACTAGAATACAGTGACAGACAGAAATGAACAGAGAAGAACGACAACAACAAATACGCAAAGAACAAGCTCAAAGGGAGCACAGATTCTTCCTCAATCTTGCCGCTACATTGGCGGTCGGAAACGTCACTCCGGAACAGGCGTGTTCGATGATTGAGAAACTGCGGGATCAAACATCTTTGCCCAGGATATATTGAAGCCAGAAACCAAAGCAGAAGAACAGCAAAAAGGTTTCAACGAAATTGCGGGGATGTTGGCAGATTGGATAATCACGACGGAAGAAGCATGCGAGCTTTTTGTGGAGTGGATCGAGGAGTTGAAGAAAGACGCCGCCACACCTATTCCACCTACAACAACAACAACAACAACACATGCTCCCGGAGTGTAACAGATACACTACCGAGAGACAGGAACAGAGTTTGACTTTGACAACTTCTAAGATAGACAGGTGCGTATGTATTGTGTATTTGTATGAACTAACACTTTTTATTTTATTATTGAGAGAACCAATGAAAAAGTGTTAGAACACACACACACACACACACACACACACACACACACACACACGCATGATTCAAGCCAGCACACGTCGCGGTTCTTCCTGAACATACTGGCCCAAATGTTTCTGGGATAAACGAACCACTGTGTCATCGTCGTGTCTTTCACGTTGCCGGCCTCGTCCAATTGAAACACGGGTGCCGGGCTCCGATGAAACTCCGCAAACATTTCGGGGTTCGTCCATTCATTTTTGTCCTGCCAGACAGAATAGGTTCGGATCCCGCCGGGATATAGTCTTGCTGGATTTGACACATAACCCGCAAATGAAACAAAGTAGCCCACCTCATCGTCGCGAATCATCGCTTTCATTTTTTCGATTTTTCGCCTACTTACCGTGCGATGCTTGGCCCAGTCTTGATGACGCTCGCTTTGCTCGTGTTTTTTCCAGTTCTTCACTTTGCCTGTGTAGCCACATACACATTCCCAGTGCGTGTTGCCGTCATCTTCCATAGTCCAGAGTCCGACTGCGTGTCGAGTGAGGAAAGGGCAGACCTTCGGATCGGGTGTGCAATATTTCGTTTCTCTTTTGCTGACAATATGCTCAACCGCTTCACGCACGAGACGAAATCGCTCGACATAAGGGGTAAGCATCCATTGCTCCGCAGTAATTCGGTTGTCTTGAGGGTCGGGGTGGTTGTTTCTCACACGCTCCCACGCACGCAGTTCAACCATATTGCCGTTCATTGCTTGTGGCATCTGAGCTGCAAACAGTCCAGCAGCGGCGGATGCGGCGTAAGATGGAGGTGGGCCGAATGCCGGAGCCGGAGCCGCGGGTTGTGGAACTTCGCGATGGAGTGCGGCCAGAGCATTCATTGCTTCGAGATATTCGCCTTCGGTCATTTTGTCTTGGTTGTCATCAATCACGCGCATAAGGGTTGCCAATTTGGGATTTACGGCCATTGTTTCTGTGTCGTTCGTTCGTTCGTTCGTTCGTTGCTTGAATCGCTGTATTTGATGGATTCTAAAAAAAACATTTCAATTTTTTTTAGAATCATATATCTTGACAATACATCAATATTTTTATAATATTTACAGTATATAAACACCATGAATACTACGGCAATTTCAGTTATAATTATTGGTTTAATCCTAGGTTATATTTCCACATCCGGCGTAAAATCACAGAAGATTCGTATATTAGATATACTTGTGATAGGCCCCCTAATGGTCTATTTCGGATTTTCACACGAACCGACGAATATTTTTTCGTTATTATTTTCACATGAAAAATTGAAGAGGGACTCGGCGGTGCGATAATATACCGAATTTTGGTTTTGATGACAGTATATATAAGGTGGTTTCTGATGGTTCAGCGACACTCCTAGAACCGCTGTCGGAACCTGAATTAGAACCGGAACTCAGTTGTAATCCGCCAATTTCAACACCCCTAGCTCCGGACGCCGCCGCTGCCGCCGCAATCGCGAACACCGGCCTCGCCGGAGAAATTAATTGTCCGGTCATGACCTGCGGCACCTGTGAATAACGATTGACACGCATAAAATGGCGGACATCACGGAGAAGTGCGCTCCATGAATACGTGCGGATGACGGCCTGATTGGCACGAAGAATTGCGAACACGGCGTAGGTGAGTGCTCCGGCGAATGCGTTGTTGATATATGCGTCGACAGAGGTTTGCTCGTCGCGGCTACCGCTAATCATGAAGACATCACCCGCAGTGTCGGTATATTTTCCGTTGGTAAATGCCTTCTGCTGGGTGCGCCAAACAGGGGTTCTAGCGGATGGCGGCGAAAGAAGAATACTAAAATCTTCGTATTTATATCGGACATCGCAACCCGTGCCGTTATGGCAGCAGTCGAGGATAACGTAAAGACGCGCACCCCGAGGCACACGATTCACGAGAAGTGCGCGAATTTCATCGTCGGTAATGATGCCACCTCCGGCGGATGCTGGCGTATTGTAATCAAGGGGGCAAAGGCATGAGTCGAGTCCGGTGGCTTCATCGCCGTTGGTATCACGCACGAGCGACCCATGGCCGGAAAAATGAAATACGGCTTCATCGCCGGCGACCATTCCAGCAACGAGCGCGGCCATCCCCGCGAGGATGTTTTGGCGGGTGGGCGGCAAAGCAGAGGCGGTTCCGGCACCAGCAGCACCGCGATTGCCGTCGGTGAGGATGCTCACGGCCGACGCAGGATAAGCTAAAACTGTGCGTAGATACTGTGAAACATTCACGACGTCGTTATAACAACCGTTTAAGGTGGCGTCGGGGTTGTTGTTGTAGTTGATGCCGACGAGAAGGGCGGTTCGACGAGGGGGACGGGACATGTTGTATTATATAATTATAGGCTATAATATAATTATACACCATTATATTTCATATAAAGAATAACGAATAATAATATCAAACACTCATGACGACCAAACTCGCGTTTATCACCGGAATCACCGGACAAGATGGGTCTTACCTAAGCGAACTATTACTCACAAAAGGATACAAAGTATTTGGTATTGTCCGCAGGACATCGTTGTTATTTTCGCATACCAGAATTGAACATATTCGCGATAAACTGAACCTCCGTTATGGCGACATGACCGATCCTACCGGATTATCGAATTTTATACACAATATTATACAAACGCACCCCGAATTTGAAGTATTTGAGATTTATAATTTGGCCGCACAATCGCATGTCGCGATTTCGTTTGAAATTCCTGAATATACGAATGACGTCGATGGCGCGGGTGTGCTACGCATCCTCGAGGTGATACGAACTATGCCTTTATCTATCAAAAACAAAATCCGGTTTTATCAAGCGGGAACAAGCGAGATGTTTGGCGCGGTGAAGGAAACCCCACAGACCGAGACTACACCTTTTAATCCGGTGTCGCCATATGCTGCCGCGAAAGTATATGCTCATTATATTACAAAAGTGTATCGCGAAGGATATGGATTATACGCAGTAAATGGTATATTATTCAATCACGAAAGTAGTCGTCGGGTGGAGAATTTTGTAACGATGAAAATTATAAGCGGAATCAAGAATATTCTAAATGGAACGCAAAAATGTATTGAATTGGGGAATATTGATAGTCAGAGAGATTGGGGTCATGCGAAAGATTATGTGGTTGGAATGTGGCTGATGCTTCAGCAGCCGCAAGAAGAGCAGCGGCCGCCAGAAGATTTCGTACTCGCATCCGGAAAAACGCAGACCATCCGCACATTCGTCGAGAAAGCATTCGCGTTAAAAGGTATTACGATCGAGTGGAGCGGTAAGGGTATCGATGAAATCGGTAAAGATGCTGCAACGGGTGTGACCCGAGTAAAAATAAACGCGAAATATTTCCGTCCATGTGAGGTAGAATTTTTATTAGGCGACGCGACAAAAGCGCGGGAAAAGTTAGGTTGGACGTTTCAATATGATACGCTGGATAAACTGATAGAGGAGATGTTTGGTGAGTGAAAAAAATGTCACTACTTGCGTTTGCGATAACGAACGTGCTTACTTATTTTTTTAGATTTACGCGAGTATCTTTTTTGTTTCGTTGTGCGTCGTCTAGTTTTACCGCCGCCAATAATTTTTCTAAGATTTGGGCATATTGTTTTAGGTCTTCTGTCTGGATATACATTTCCATCTTCATCAGTTTGTAGTTCTGATAGAATAATTCCTTTTATTCCATTAATTATTTTTATTTCATTTTCATTATATTGATGTGTAACATAACCACGCTCCATATCACTTTTTATTTTTAGAATTACTGATACTAATGTGGCATCATACAATTGTTTGTGTTCTTGATAATCAGAAAATTTTGTTACATA